ATACAAACAATGTAACAATTAATATGAGTGCATTTAGTATTGACTTTTTAAGCGATGTTGACACTACAACAAGTGCGCCAACTTCTGGACAAGTATTAAAGTGGGACGGTGCTAAATGGGCACCAGGTTCTGATGCTACAACTGGAGGCGGTGGAACAGATGCTGATACACTTGACGGATTTGACGGAACATATTATTTAGACTGGGGCAACGTTACTAACAAACCTAGTATACTTACACTAGCAAGTTTAAGTATTGGTAATGAACTTACAGCAAGTGGAGACGGAGCAATATCGTATGATGATACTACTGGTGTTTTCCGTTATACTCCGCCTGACTTGAGTACATATCTAACTAGTGTGACATTTGCTGATTTAACAACTACTCCAACCACTTTAGCAGGCTATGGAATCAATGATGCATTACCGTCTAGCACTTCTATACCAACAGTGTTAACTGATTTAAGTATTAGTGACGGAACTAATGGACAAGTTTTAACAACAGACGGTAGTGGCGGATTTACATTCACAACAATAAGTGGCGGAAGCGGTGGTGACTATAGTGACTCAGATGTTAATGCACATCTTAATACAACTAGTGCAACATCAAGTGAAGTATTAAGCTGGACAGGAAGTGATTTTGACTGGGTAGCACAATCAGGCGAAACAAATCAAAACGCATTTAGTAATGTTTCAGTTAGTGGACAATCTCTTATTACTGCTATTAGTTCTACTGCTACGTTAACTTTAGCTGCCAGCACAGGAATTAGTTTAACCACAAGTGGAAGTACCGTAACTATTGCAAGTACAGTTAGTGCAGGCGCTAGTAATTTTGACGACCTAGGAGATGTTACTACAGCCGGTTTAAGAATAGATCAAATTTACGAACCTGCCATAGCAATGCTTAGAGTAGATAATAACGGTACTAGTTCATATACGTTTGACAGTCATTATAGTGGCGCTAATCCTACTATCTACGCTATAAGTGGAACTACTATAGCATTTGATTTAGATAATATTTCAGGACATCCATTTGAAATACAAGATAATACTCTTACAGCATTAACTAGTAATTTGGTACACGTTACATCAACTGGAACTGTAAGTACAAATAGCGCAGCGCAAGGAAAGTCTAGTGGAACATTATATTGGAGAATACCAGAAGGCTCACCTGGTACATACGTATATCAATGTACTAGTCACGCAAGTATGTTTGGATCTATTACAGTTAAAGATCTTTCGAATATTTAATTATTTTATCTAGCTGTTGTCTTAGCACAATACTACGTTCTACATTTTCTCTAACTTTAGTCGGATCAATTGATTTATTAATTGCATCGTGTGTAGCATCAATATAACTATATTCGTTAGATAGTTTATTTAAAATATCTTTGCATTTTTCTTTAGCACGTTCATTAGTAATTTGATCAATGTCTCTTTTATATTTCTTAAGGTCTTTTTTAAATTCTTTAGATTGGCTTATTTTTAACATTAATTTAACCTATAATAATCGTCTGGATCATTGCTATTACTAGTTTCTGCCATAGCACTGTTATCAGCTAAACTCTTTAGTGTAACAGGCAATAGTGCAGGCACTTCAAAAATACTACCTTCTGGAAGTTCTTTAGAATATGCTTTACCGTCTTTAGAATCAACCCATTGTACTTCAAACTTCCCAGCATTTACAAACCAACTTTTGTGTCGATTTTTGTGAAAATGTAATCGAGTTTGTTTGCCTTCTTCTTCAAAAACTAATATTTTACTACAATAATGTTCGTTGTCAGTCCAAACAACTTCGTAACCGTAGTCTGTTTGTTTTATATTATCTGTCATCTATTCCTCTAATAAATCTATTACTTGAAACACAGTTTCTAATTTACTAAGATTAGTTTTATTTTGTAGTGTATTACGTAGTCCTTGATGCAACGTCTTTGGCCATTTACCAAAACTAGTCCAAGCATATCCATCGTGTTCGTTATTTAGATTAGGCAAAAATTCTTTTTTTATAACAACAAGATATGTATGAAAATTAAATTTTTCATCATTAGATACAAATGTTTCTAAAGGTATAGTTTTTACAAACTTAGGTAAGTCGCCAACTTCTTCTTGTATCTCACGGGTTAATCCTTCGAATGGTGATTCACCTAATTCGTTACCGCCACCTACAAGTCCCCAAGTACCAGAAGTTTTACCATTAGCACGGTGTAAAAACAAAAATCTTTTTGTGTCTAGTGCATAGAAAAGCGCACCACTACAAACTATCTTACTCATACTAGTAATTAGCCAGATAAGTTAATTGACCAGTCACCTTTGGCATACTCTCCATCAACACTTAGTAACCACTGATCACCGTCCCAGTAATATTGTACGCCTGTGTTAAGATTTGTAGTATATAGTTTTGTAATAGTTGTGTCATTATAGGGCAAATAGTCTTTACTTGCATCAAATATAATATTCCATTTAGATCCGTCATATTCAATAATATCATTTGCGCCTGCGACAAAGTCTGTGTTATCAGCATTCTTCCAAGCATCAGCTCCGTCGGTATTTGTAGTACTACCAATAGCACCGAGTAATAATAAACGTACACCTGCTTTTGAAGTATCTGATTGAGGATCATAACGCAACGGATCAATTATATAATCAATACTAGAATATTGATTTGTGTCTCTAGCAGGACCTTGTATAGTATCATTGCTAGGTAATGTATCTCTATCAAAATCAATAACTAGTTGTGTTTCGTCTAACGGATTAAGAGTAATTCTTCCGGCAATTAATCCATTTATATCCGGTTTTCTTAAATAGATAATACTTAAACCGGGTTGATATTTTCCGGGGAGTGCATTAATATAAGTTGACCATTTTTCAGCACCTGGCAATCCATTTGTAAGTATCGAAGCATTACCGTTCATTAGTAGTATACGTTCTTGCAACGGATTATCAACTATAGCTTTTGAATAACGTGTAACTTGACTAGATATTTCAAGTTCACCGTTGCCGTCATTTGGAAATACTCCGGAATCTACTACATTATCGTTACCTTCTACTCTAGACGAAGAATATCCTCCGATACTGAATAAATTAGTACCTTCTAACATTGATTCGAAGTCAACGTATCCGTCACCGTCAAATATGCTAGTAACAATATCAGTAATAACACCAAGGCGTTTTATTTTAGCTGGTGCGCTGATGTATATAGGAGTTGAAAATGTTAAACTAGCAACATCAATTTCGCTTTCAGTGCCTATAGGAATAGATCTACTACTAAAATTAATACTATCTAACATTACAGTTGTCAAGCTAGTCCAGTCTAAGTAATTGTCTGTAGTTTGTATTTCTAAACTAGGATTAAACAGCATTAATATTTGCTCCATAATCTGTAGTTTCATTGTTGTGTTAGTAGTCCATATGTCAACATTCACTGTTAGTTTATAGGGACTTGGCATTAAACGTTCAACTGTGTAATTACGTCCTTGAAAATCTTCGTATTCATTTCCTGCTTCGTCGTAAGCACGTTCTCTAACGTGTCTTTTACCTACAAAACTAGAATCACTAGTTCTATCGCGATCTATTTCTAGTGCAGTAATATATACTGCCATACGCGGCGCACTTGGTATTTTGTTTTCGGAATTGTCTCTTAATATTGATCCTACTTGTCTAGTAATATCGCCATACATAACTGGAACCTTAACTTCAGTACCGTCACCTGTTTTATATCCAAAATTACTCATTAAGCGCATAATTTGCACAAGGTATTTTCTTATTTGTCCGTCATAAAAATGTTGCATTAATTATCCGCCTGTGGTCGTAGCGCCTGCGATATCGACTGTCGCTGCTGTGTTCGTGTATTATGTAAGGTTAATGTATATAGTCCTTCGTATTTAACAGCATTTGCAGGTAACGTAATTTTTACAAATTGCGTACTGCCGTCTGATCCTGTATACGATGATAGCATATTAGTATTTGATGCAGTGTCATAGTTTAATACAAACCTTCCGTCTTGTGCAAGGCTATCAGTAAATTCTAATTGAATATATTTTGCAGTCATATATGCAATTTCGGTTTCAAGTTCTGTTGCACCAACATTTAATCTTATAAAGTCAGTTGCTATTGGAGTATTATACAAGTAGGTGTTTACGTCATTAACGAATGATCCACGTAATGTATTTGGAGTATCATTATTCAATGGAGCTCTCTTAACATCGTGTACCTTAAGCCAACGCTTACCGTCCCATCGAAACATACGCTGCGGTAAAAAGTCTGTACGTAAAAAGTAATCACCTTCTGTACTACCTAATGGAAAACTAATACCACTTGAAAAATTACTACCATTAGGGGCAAATTCGTCACCAATTAATAAACCATTATAACCGTGCGATGTAGGAGTTGCTTTATCAGTAATAGTACTACCGTCGGCATCAACTTGCTGTAGTTTTGCTCTACCTGTAGTTTCGTCTGCGGCTAATGTATAAAAATTACTATCGACATCATACCCGCTTTTGGGAGTATTTGCTTCTGCTTCGGACACTACTGCATTATTAACTTGCATCTCTGCTTCAAAAGTACTTAATATATCACGTAATGTTCCATCTTCAGGATAGTCTTCACTTGCTGGTAAGTCGAGTATATCTTTGTATTCTTGACTATCTACTATTTGTTTTAATTTAAGTCTATATAAGTGTGGATACCAAGTTGGTGAAAAGCCTTCTGCGGCTCTATTAATATCTTCAATGACATAAAACCGTTTTAGTGCTACACTAAAGTCATTCATTGCATATTCATCTTTTAAATGAGGTAGTTCTATAACATCGCCGGGCATAAGTTTACGCCCAATTGATTCTACACTGCTTTGAATATGCACAGTCATAAACAAAGTATCATTGCTTAAAAACAAACCAAATTGGCTTAGGTCAAAATCAATGTCTTGTACATTGTATATTCCGCGAATAGTATAAATGTCTTTATCGTATTTTCGATCTCGATTTTCCATAAAGACCATATCCTGTATTTGCGTATGATCTTTTTCTGTTGTTCCATCATTTGTTCCAGTATATTTGTGGACAAACAGGTCTGTCCCACCTATAGTGAACATTTCATTAATTTGGCGGTCTAAGAATTCAAAGTCTTTTCCGCGTTCTGGTTTATATAAACTTAATCTTGGCATATACATATTTATCGTAACGATAGCAACTACGATAAATACTATGACGGAGAAAACTTAAATGGCAGTTGAACAAACACAAAAACAAGCAATATTTGACTATGTAAATGCTTTCTTAGGCGGAGGTATGGTTGATGTTGAACTAGACCCTATACATTACGAAACTGCTTTAACTAAGTCGCTTAGTAAATTTAGACAACGTAGTGATAACTCAGTAGAAGAAAGCTATTTGTTTATGGATACTGTACCTGATCAAAACGAGTATACATTACCAAATGAAGTAGTAGAAGTTCGTAAGTCATTTCGTAGAAGTATAGGATCACGTCCAAGTACTTCAGCATCAGGAGGCCCAATTTATTCAACTACGCTAATTTCAACAGACTCTCAGCAAGTATTCAA